GGGAAGAGTTAGAACTGTATGCTGATATTCAAAAAGAATTAACAGACACCGATGTGTGGCCTGAACACCCATTATCTGTATTAGGTCGAACTAGAGGAGTAATAGTTACTCTTGATTTGGGTATACCTGATGAGGACAATGAGTGGCAATTCGATGGGACTAAACTATATCATAGGAGAATGAATAATGAAATTTGGTATTTTGAATACAACCCTAATACTTTTTATTTGTCTGAACTTCCAATTAAGTTATAGTCAAGATGTACAAAGGACATCTGAAATAAAAAGAGATGTTGCTTATGGACAAGATTGTGATGATACAGAGTATCGTAATGAATGGGGAACACCCAATTGGAAAAACTATGGTAAGTGGTTAACTGAATGTGATTCGATTCGCACTGTGAACTTAGATAAAGAGTTTGCTGAAAGGGATAGAATAAAAAAATTAGAAAAAGCAAAACAAGATAGTATCGAGATGATTGAAATGAAATCTATAGATTTAGATTTGGACGCTATGTGGGAAAATACAGTATGGGAAGAAATTCAAGAAATTGGAGAGGAAGTAATTTACGAAACAGAATATATAACAGCAGTTGCTGGTGTTAGAGGAGCGGAAGCAGAAGACGAAGCATTAGAACATTTGTATTATAGAAAAAGCATGAAAGGTTTGGCAAAATTAGACATACAAAAGGCATTAGGTAAGTTAATTTTAAGAAGAGAAAAAATGTCAGACGACCACAAAGATGCCGAAAAGATAGACGGTTATATCACACAACTAAAACTTAAATTGAAAAAAGTTTAAAGCATTTCTTTCCTATTTTCATTATATTTATAAATGTAATGGTACATCTTAAAGACATATTCCTTGAACTGATAGAAGATAATTCTTGCATTTACTGTGGTCAAATAGTTGATGAAAATTTGAGACAATGGTTTCAAAAAGGTGGTAAGGGTGGAACAACTTCTGGTGGTTGGGATAGATATGGTTCTGATGGACAAAAACTTGGAAAGTGTGGTGCAGGAAAAAAAGGTGGTGCTTATGCTGCATGTTTGAGTGCTGAAAAAGCTCGTAAGCTTGGTAAAAAAGGAAGAGCATCTTTCGTAAGAAGAAAAAGAGCAGCTCAGAAAAAAGGTGGTGATGCGAAAAAAGGTGGTGAAAAAAGAAAAGCTCAAAAGTCAATCAAGGTTAAGACAGGTGCATGATGTCTCTACCTTGTGGATATAAAAGTAATACCGAGACTGTAGCTCAGTATAGAAAGAGATGTGGTCCTAGACCATTGGGTATGATAGGTAAGGTTCACGAAGGAGATGATAAGTTAGAGTTAATAAAGTTGTATAATAAAGCTCTGAAAATGATGCCTAACTCACCTGCACAAAAAAAGATAAGAAAACAGATTTCTGCTTTACGAAAAAAATTAAAAATGGATGAGGCACCAAGAAAACCTCGAAAGAAAGGTCAACCAGCAGGTTCAAAAAAACATTCAGATTTATACACGGATGAAAATCCAAAAGGGACAATACACGGACTAAAGTTTGCTACCGTAAAGGATGCTCAAAAGTCAGTCAGTAAAATAAAGGGTAGTGGTAAAACACATGCTCATAAAATACAGGCAGCTATAGCTATGGAACAAAGAGCAAGGGCAGCTGGTAAGAAAAGTGCTGCTGGTGTGTATAGAAAATTTATTAATCAAATGAAAAAAAAGACTAAACAGCGAAATGAAGGTTGGTCAGATAAGTATAAGAAAAGTATCGACTGTAATAACCCAAAAGGATTTAGTCAAAAAGCACATTGTGCTGGAAGAAAAAAACGAGAGAATAAAATGAGTTTAAAATTAGAAGAGTTAGTAGGAAAGGTTCTCACAGAAGAACAATTTGATGAAGCCGCAGGTAAAAAAGATGCTTGTTATTACAAGGTTAAGGCTCGTTACGATGTATGGCCATCAGCTTATGCTAGTGGTGCTTTGGTAAAGTGTCGTAAAGTTGGTGCAAAAAATTGGGGTAACAAGAGTAAAAAGAAAGAGGGTGTTAATGAAGCTAGAGGAACTTGTTGGGTTGGTTACCAACAAATTGGTATGAAAAAGAAAGGCGATAGGATGGTGCCTAATTGTGTAAAAGAAATATACTACGAAGAAAATGGTAAGGGTTATGGTTATACATTTGAATTTGGAGCTATTGAAGAGGCTGAATATCAAGGTCGTAAGGTAAAACTCAACAAGATTATGCAAGGTGATAAAAAGAAGTTCAAAGTATATGTTAAAAACCCAAAGGGTAATGTGGTGAAGGTAAACTTTGGACAAGGTGGTGATGCTAAAGGTGGTACTATGAGAATTAGAAAGTCTAATCCTGAAGCTCGTAAATCATTTAGGGCAAGGCACAATTGTGATAATCCAGGACCTAAACATAAAGCTCGTTATTGGAGTTGTAGAAAGTGGTAAAATTATGGCTGTTCAACTACTAGATAAAACTCTTGTGATGAAACCTCGTAGGTCACATCATGTAAAACCTGTTAGGGTAGAAGAAGTGGTTGATGAGACTATTGAGAATGTGTATGGAGAACCGAAAGCTGATAGGTTCGATGAAATAATAGATTTACTCAAGCAAGGTAATATTTATGGAGAGAAGGAGAACATAACTTTAGGAGTGGTTGATGTTCCTATTGAGAAACAAATATCAATAGATAAAGTTTCAACTAAAGGATTAAAGTCTGAAGAGTACGCTAACAATACAGAAAGTAAGTTAGATAAACTGAGGAAACTACGCCGTGGCAATTAAACCAATAACAAACGAAAATGCTAATTATGAGTCAAGGGTAAACCGAGAATCACAAACAAGCATCAGAAGTGAAAAGGGAAATCCTAAAGTAGTTATCAAAAAACCAGGTGGTCAAAATGCTGGTAAGGGATTCTCTATTGGTGTAAAAGAAATTGATACGGCAGTTATCAAACACATCCGAAACATAATGAAACCAAAGATAAAGGAACAGAATGAGATTATTTCTGTACCTGTTCTTTATGGTAATGAAGAAAGATGGAAGTCTATAAAAGCTAGAGGAACACTAAGAGATAAAAACGGTGTAATAATTTTACCGATAATCGTAATTAAAAGAACATCTTTAGCGATGAATGACCAATTACCATTTTCATTTGACAATGATGTAAAAGGTAAGTTCATAAATGTTGTTCGTTCAAGTAGTGGTTGGAGTAAAAACAATAGGTATGATAGGTTTGCTGTTTTGACAGGCCAACAACCTGTACAAGAGTTTGTAAAGACAGGTATGCCTGATTTTGTGATTTGTAGTTATAGTGTAGTTATGATGACATCTTTTATAGAACAGATGAACGACCTAAATAATCTTTGGATAGAACACTTAGAAACTTACTTTGGTGACCAAACTAGTTATCGTTTTCTATCATCTCTTTCTGGTGATATATCAAATGAAGTAGAAATGGAATCACAAGGTGAGAGAATGATACGAAATGAATTGACTATTGAGATAAAAGGATATATGATACCTGAGTTTACCGATACGGTATTTGGTAAAACTGCTGAATTGAGCAGAGCTTATACACCAAAAAAAGTATCGTTTTCCGAAAAACTTTTATAATTATATATGTATATAATTGTTATAACAAAATAAACAAGAGGTTTTAAATGTCAGAAATTAAATTTACAGATGATGAACTAAAATCAATTCAAGAAATTAGTAATAAGAATAATGCGATTACTAATCGTTTTGGTCAATTAGCAATTGCTAAAATTAATTTAGAAAAACAATCTGAACAAGTAGAAGAAGAAGAGTTTAAACTTCATGAAGAGTTAGAAGCCCTTAGAAAAGAAGAACAAGAAACT